ATTTTGATCCTAAGCAATCCAAATTGGGATTTGAAAAAGTTCCAATGACAAGAAGAAATATACAAAAACAAAAAGGACATCCATCTGAAAAAATGAATCCATGGGAATTTGCTGATGGGCAGGTATCCGTAGAAGGTTTAATGTCACATCATAAAAAGTATGCACATCTGGTAATGGCACCCAAGGGAACACAAAGAAAATTACCAGTGAAAAGGTCAAAGATTGGTTTTTAAGTAATTTCTATTTTACTTACGTCTATTGTATCACCTTCTTCATATAAGTACTCAGAAATATGAAATTTTTCTGAGTCGTAATATCTGTACCTTACATCACCATGCTTTTCAAAGAAAGTAGTATGGTCATGTAAGTCAAAGATATAAGCTCCATTTTCTTTGTCTGCATGTTTTCTCAATGCCCTACCTATTGACTGCAGTACTCTAATCTTAGATTTAAATGGTGAGGCCAGAATAATATACTTTAAGTTTGGAATATTAATACCCTGTTGGAAAATACCATAAGTAGCTATAAGTGCTACATCCTTACGGTGTTTCATTTTCTTTCGCCACTCTTCTCTAACTTCAACAGAGTCCCTACCTGACAAGAACACTACTTCTTTGTTAGAATCTAAAATATCTTTTAGATAATCACCTTCCTTTTCAACCTTACCAACTAGAAGTAACGTATTGTGGTCAAGACGATTAACCAAATCATTAATGAGAGAAATTCTGAATCCGTTTGTAAACACAGCATCCTTAACTTCATCATAAGTACCTTCATATGGCTCTCCTTTATATTCCAGATTTAACACATTAACATTGCACTTACTGATAAATCCCTTATCAGCTAATAACCCAGATGGATACTCTTTTAGAATAGGGCCAAGATATGACTTAGTATTCCAGTTATCAAGCTTACCTGAGTGTAAAGTACCGGTAAATCCTAATCTATATTTTGCTCTAACTGACTTTACTAAAATTTTCTTTAACTGGTGGGCTTTTGATTGATGAACTTCATCTACAATTACACAATCATAATTAGTTAGCTGATCGTGGTTATTCTGAAGTGTTTGCCAGGTTGATATAGTTATTGGATTGAACCATTGCTTTGATTTACCATGTACTCTACCAATATAATCCTCTGGTATACCATACTCTATCATATCACCAAAGAATTGTTCCACTAGAGTAATTGTTGGCACAATTATTATAGCATTTTTAACACCAGAAGCTTCACGTTCTAATAATGTTTTAACTATATAAGAAATAACTAGCGACTTTCCGGAAGCAGTAGCTGACCTAATTATACCTTTTGTATAATCAAGGCATGCTCGTATGCTTTCCTTCTGATAATTGCGTGGATATAGTGATAGATTATATCTTGGTACGAATTTTGGTCCGTTAAATATTGCTTTTACTTCTGGTTCAATTGTTAAATTATGTCTTGGAAAATACTTTCTATGTTCTCTAATTAAATCAAATAATAATCCATAAGGCATGGTATTCAAAAAATTATGAATCATACAAGTTTTACCGTTCCAGCCACCACTTCTATATTGTGGCATATACTGAAACCCCTCAACGTGTTCAGTAAAAATTTCTTTTATATCATCAAGGTAATTAACATCTTCTGTGTTTATCTTAATCAACATAGTATTATGTTGACTTATATTTACTTCTTCCATTACATAATAATTAGGGGAGTCTTTGCTCCCCATCCCTAATACAGTTTATGAATAATCTGATTCTTTGTAATTCTTTCTATCGTCGTCGTCTCTTTCCGGTGCTCTTGTAAGACCAGGTCTTGTAGTTGTTTTTGTTTGATCTGCTGAGTCATCCGATTCAAGAATATCAAATACTCTTCGATATATTTTTGAATGCATACCAGCCAATGAACCATCAGATGAAATTCTTTGATGATATGTTATCTTATGTCTCAAAGATGTATTTCCTTGTTGTGCTGACTCGCCAACGGTACCGGTTGGATTAGTAGTCGCGGTATCCAATAGAAAATAAGTTCCAACTGGTAGAGCCGCGATTCCACTATAGACAACTGTTGTTAATGCGTTAAATGCTGCTAGTTTCATATGTATTCCTCCTAAATTTTAATCTAACAGTATTTATATTTTTATCACAATCATTACAAATTCTCCGTAACAATATCAACTACTCTATCACTCAATTCTGTTTGTTCAAGATTACAAAGATAATGTCCGAATACGTGCATTGCATGGTCTTCATATGAAATATCTCTTACCACATCACTATTCACAAATAATCTAATTACTTGTGGGCTAGTAAAATCACATGGCTCACCTATATAAGTTCGAAGAATTACTGGTATTGGTAATTCATATTTCTCACACAATGACTCAATCATTTTAGATACATGCTTGAATCTATCATCTTCTAGCCATTCACTTCTTTTCATATACCACTCCTCATAGCATCTACAAAAGTTTTTAAACGCCAACCTTGATTCTCAAATGCTTTGAACGCTGTTTCAAAAAATCTTACTTTTATTTTTTGCCTTGCTAGTATTCCTTTCATTTGAAGTACTTTAGAATCAGATGGTATGCAGTACTTTTCTATTTCTGGTTTAGTCCAAGACTCATTGTCCTCAAACCTATAATACTTATATCTTATACCAACCAGCTTTTCATATTTTGTTTCTAAGTCTTCAAGCAATGCTAGTTCTTTATAGTACAGTTCTTTATATTTAACTATCATAAAAGAATTTTCTTCCAGCTTCTGAGTAATATCCAGTTCTGAAAATCTTACCAGCTCATGTATTGGATGTTCTATAAGCAGTGCTTCAACAATTTTTTCTTCTTCTGTCATATCATTTCACCTGCAGTAATTATATCGTATCAAATATAAATTGTAAATCCAAAAAATTTACTTTTCACTATATTTAGTGTATAATATATGAAAAGGAGTTGGATAGAAATGAGACTAGACGTAGATGCTGTAATTTATAAAAAAGGCAAATGGTATGATGGAAATCTTAACGGATTTTCTTTCAGAATTGATAGGAAAATAAACAGTTCCAAAGATATAACCCATATATCCGGTCATGTTTCCTTAAAACAATGGTTAAAAGATAATGGAATAAAGGATATTAATAATAAAATCGCAAGTACTCTAATGAAAAATGTTTATATATATGCCCTAAAAAATGGAAAAACAAAAGTAAGTGAAATAGCAGGCAGGGGTGTAGAAAAAATGTTTATATATACCATGGCAAGTTCCTATGATGCCTCAAAGCTAGACATCAACTTTTTATGCGCCCAGTGTATGTGGACATGTAAGCAAGGAAATGGTGTTATGATATATAGTTGCAAGGCTTTTGATACAAAAAAGCCAAAGTAAGAAGACGGGGGATTATAATTGGAGAGATTAGATAGTGATTTTCTGGAAAAGTTAATCATTAAGGGGTTAATGACTGACAAGAATTTTCTTGTCCTGGTTACAAGTACTTTTGAACCAAACTATTTCGATGATTCATCAGTAAGTCATATTTTTAAATTTTGTAGGGATTATGTAAATGAGTATGGAGAAGTCCCACAAAGAGATACAGTTATTAACTCTTTACCAGATGATTTTGAACAGACAGATATAAGAGAAATTTTTGAAGAAATTGATACAATTGATTATGATATAGCAAGGAACTACAACCATTTAATAGATCAAACAAATAACTACTTAAAAGAACAGGCAGTCAAGAATGCTATTATCGAATCAGTTGAAATTGTAGAGGATATAGAAAGACGTCCAGAAATAAGGGAAAAAATAGAAAGAGCTCTAACCAAAGATATTAAGATTGACTTAGGTCTTGACTACTTTGGAGACCTTGGTGATAGGTTAAGGAGAATTTTTACAGCCTCTGATATTAGAATACCAACTTATTATCCTCAGTTTGATGAGTATATTAATGGTGGGTTTCCACCATTTACTTTGTCAGTATTGACGGCCAGGATTCATGGATTTAAATCAAATACAATGGCAAACTTCGCGGCCAGGCAAGTACTTCATGGCCACAATGTAGTCATTATGACTTTAGAAATGGCACAAGATGCTTTCGCACAAAGATTTGACTCTATATACAGTGGACTTGATATAAACAGAATATATGTTTCAAATGGCTATAGAAACAATCTGACAAGAAAGCTAGCTGAAATAAAAGCATTAGAAAATCGAGGATCATTATTCATAAAACAATTCCCAACTGGTAATGCTTCTGTATTAGAGTTCACAATTTATCTTCGTGAGTTATTGATAAGGGGAATCAAACCATCAATAATTTATGTTGACTACATCAACTTGATGAAAACAGCATATCAGGTTGAAAGAAATATGTACTCCGCAGTAAAAAGAATTTCTGAGGAATTGAGAGCGCTATCATTTGCATTTGAAATTCCAGTTGTTTCAGTAAGTCAGTTAAACAGAGAAGGTTCATTTGTTGGATTTCAGGAACTTGACTTCACTTATGTAGCAGAAAGTTTAGGTCTTCCAGCCACAGCAGACTTCATGGCAATTTTTGGAACGGATGATGATGCCATGGTTTATGCAAATGAAATTCTTTATAAGTTAGTCAAGAATAGACTGGGTGGTAGAGTAGGTGAAATAGGCAGACTTTATTATGATGCTAGAAGTCTTAGAATGTATGACTCAACTGAATTGGACATGTGGGCGGCAGATGCTCAGGAATCAGGTGATGATAGAAACTTAGTACCACCACCAAATCACAGAGAAGAAGCAAATACAACAAGAGGAAGGGGAAGAAGAAATTAATGAAATGCACAAAACATGTTTGGAAATCAACACAGTTTAATAAGTCATTTAATAATCATGAGTACTGTGGAGAATGTGGTATACGAAAAGGTGATGAATGTAATACAATTAAATTCAAAAAGTTAAGTGATGATGCAATAATACCACAATATATGACTGAAGGATCAGTTGGATTTGATATTTACTCAACTAATTCATTTGTATTAGCACCACAAGGAAGTGGTATGGTAACCACAGGGCTAGCAGTTCAAATACCTACTAATACAGAACTTACAATTAGACAAAGAAGTGGTTTGTCTAAATTATATCCAAACTATATTGCTATAGGAATAGGGACCATAGATCAAGATTACCGTGGTGAAATAATGATACCCGTGATAAACCACAATCCTGGTACTGCTTTTATTATTAATGTTGGTGATAGAATAGCTCAAGGAATAGTAAGTCCTATAATCAGATGTGTTATAGAAGAAGTAGATGAGTTAAGTGACACAGCAAGAGGGAAAGGAGGCTTCGGTTCAACAGGTGGAGTTACTAAGTAATAAACAAATTAGGATGCTGATGTTATTGGATGGAATGATAAGCCAGTGTACCGATTGCGAACTACATACAGGTGGCCGTGTAAAACCATACTGGACACCTATGTCAATATTTTGTGCTTTAGGAGAAGCACCGGGAAAAGACGAAGTAGATAAAAATGAGTCATTTGTAGGAAAAGCCGGAGAAATACTTGGAACAGCTATGACAAAACAAGGATTTAGAAAAGAGCAATTTTTAGTAATAAATTCAGTTAATTGTAGACCAATTGTTGGTGGTGGTGTGAATGGAAAACCAACCTTTAAACAAGTTAAAACATGCCACCAATGGGTAAGAAAATATATCAAAGTAGTAGGTCCAGAAAAAATGATCGCTTTTGGAAATTATGCCAGAGGTTCTTTAAATGGTTCTTTTGATGGCATAGTAAGATATAATGGGTGGGTGGATACAATTAGCCAATATCAAATATATGCTGTAATGAGTGTTCATCCAGCATATTGTATATACCAGAAGGATTCAGGAATAAAATTACTAGAAGACAGTATCGCCAAATTTAAAGCCGTAAGATCATATCAATATTAAGGAGAAGGAAAAATTTTTAAAAATTCATATTACGATACAAGAAATTCTACCATTCATTTATGGGAACAATATAATGGAGAAGATTTATATACAAAAATAAATTGGGTTCCTTATGTATTTGTGCCAGCTAGAGGACGACCTCATGAAGCTAACACAATAGATGGAACACCAGTAATTAAAAAAGAATTTAGAAATTATTATGAGTACTATGCTTTTCAAAAAGAAAGTTCTAATGTATATGAAAATAAAGTAAGACCGGATGTACAGTTTTTATCTGAAAGATACTATGATATTCCAGATGATGAAATGACAGTACCAAACATGACAGTATATTATATAGATATTGAAGTAATACCAGATAAAGGATTTCCAGATGTGTTAGATCCAAAGGATCCGGTAGTTCTGGTTTCATTAAGAAATAATAAAAACCACAAAACAATTACATTTGGCACAAAACACTATACTGGTAAAATGGAGGATATAATATTTGTATACTGTGAAACAGAACAAGATTTACTTCGTAAGTTATTTACATATATGCACAAATATCCATGTGATATTTTAAGTGGTTGGAATATATGGAGTTTTGATTTACCATATCTTATCAATAGGTCTAAAAATTTATTTGGAGAAGCCTCACCACATAACTTAATGTCACCGATTGGTGTGGTAAAAACATGGAAACAAAAACATAGTGAAGAAATAAACATAGATATTGCGGGAGTTTGCATTCTTGATTACTACAATGTATATAGATGGTATACTCCAAAAAATCTTGAAAACTATACTCTTCAATATGTATCAGAAACAGAACTCGGCGTGGGTAAAATTCAAAATAAATTTTCTAGTTTTATTGATTGGTATGTAAACGATTGGGATTCATTTACCGAATACAATGCGATTGACTGCATAAGAGTTAATGAGTTAGAAGATAAGTTAGGATATATAAAACTTATTCAATCTCTATCATTACTATCAAAAGCACCAGCGAAATATTATAATGCTATGACTCAGCTAATTGAGGGAGCGTTGTTAACTCACTATAGGAGAAATAATTTGTGTGCCCCTCATTTCGCTGGTGGTACTCAGGAAACATTCGAAGCCGCTTATGTTAAAAAACCTATTGAAGGACTTCATGAGTGGGTAGTTGATTTTGATATTACTTCATCATATCCATCAAAGATGATAGCTCTAAACATGAGCAGCGAAACTTACTATGGTAGAATACTTGGTATAAGAGAGCAAGATGTTATTTATTATACTAAAAATAGAGAGTTTCCAAAATTCGATATGTTCAAAGAAGACAAAGGAATTATATCTTTTGATGGTATAAAATTAAATAAATTTAACATGGCCGTTAAAAAGGGACTTCTAGCCATTGCGCCATGTGGTTCTATATTCACAACAACTGAAACTGGAGTCATTGCTGAAGTAGAAAGAAACGTTTTCTTCAAGAGAAAAGAAGTCAAAGATAGAATGAGGAAAATGAGAGATGATGCAGCAGAAATGCCAGATGGTGAAAAAAAAGATAAGTTATTAGAAAGAGCACAGGAGTTATTCTCACTTCAATGGGCTTTGAAAATTTGGCTAAATGCTGTATTTGGTATCCTAGCTGTTCCTTATTCAAGATATTTTAACACAAATATAGCTGAGGCAATTACTTCCTGTGCAAGACACTCGATTAAACAAGGTCAAAAATTTGTTAATGAATACTTTAGTGATCTTAAAATTGATGGTCTTCCATCTGACTTAGTTGCCTATATTGATACTGACTCATTGTTTGTTACATTAGGTGAGTACTTTTCAAGAGTTGATCCAGATTGGGAAGATAAACCTAGTGAAGAAAAGATTGAATCAATTATTAACTTTTCAAAGAATGAGATTGAACCATATGTCAACATGAGAACCTATGAAGAAACTCAGTTGATGGACTTCAACTCACAAGTAACAGATTTTAAAATAGAATTTAAACAAGAAATCATTGCCAGAACGGCCTTATTCGTAAAGAAAAAGAAATATGCATACTGGAAAGTTAACGAAGAAGGAACACCATGTGATGAAATTTCTGTAACTGGTCTTGAAATTATTAGATCAGATAGCGCTCAAGCTGTTAGACCAAGATTGAGACATATCATGGAAATGATTATGAGACAGGAACCAGAAGAACAAATAACTGTAATGATTAAGAAGTATAAAAAAGAGTTAAGAGATTTAACTCCTGGGGAATTAGCTGCTAATATAGGAATCAATAACATACAGAAATATCTTGGCACCGGTCATCCTATAAAAGGCACACCATGGCATGTAAAGGGCGTCTATAACTATAGAATGTTATTGAAGTTATTAGAAATAGAACATAAGTATCAGGACATACATGAGGGTATAAAATCAAGGGTTGCTTATGTAAAGAAAAATCCATTCAATGTAGAAACAATTACTTTTCAAGAATGGCCTGAAGAATTTGACACAATACTTCAGTTCGATGCTGATACTATGATAAACAAGTTCTTTATAAAGAAAATTGAAACATTATTAAAACCAATGGTCAAAGAGTATCTGATTAGAGGCGATGCACAAACAAAGTTAAACTTATTTTTTAGTTAGGAGAAAAACAATGCCAGAAATGAATAGTGTTATGGATTATGTAAAAGCAGGCGAGATTATTAAAGCCATCAAGCTACATAGAGAATTAACAGGATTGGGTCTTAAAGAGTCAAAAGAATATGTTGATTCTTTAAGATTTGCTAATGAAATAAAAGTACTCAAATGCCAAAGTATTGATGAAATGAGAATTAAAATAAGACAAGTAAATATATTTACTAATGAACAACACGAATTTTTACTTGATCTTATTGATGAATCATTTTATCTTGGTGAGGATAGTGGACACACAATAGGTTATATGAAGGCACTTGAAGAAAATGATACAACAGGGCGTGATAACTGGGATGATGATAATGAGGAAGCATATAACGAAGGATATGAGAATGGAAGAGAAGAAGGATACCAAGATGGACAACAACGTGGATATGAAGATGGTCACCGTGATGGATACAGCGAAGGTAGAGATGAAGGATATGATGAAGGATATGATGCCGGAATGGAAGAAGAAAGAGAAAAGGAATAATTAATGTTATATACAACAAAGTACTCATCAAAAACTATCAACGCATATAAAATTGGATATAGGATTTGTTTACTTTTATTTGTAATATCATCATTTACTGTATGGGCTAGCTATCAATACTTTCATGGACCACTATACATACAAGAAGTAATTGATAATAATATGCCACCATTACCAAAGCCAATATTAAAACAAGAAATTAGGTATATAGAAAAACAAAATGCCATCCCAACATGGAAATATATCCAACATCTTAATGGAAGGCTGAACGAAAGTACTGCTAAAGTAATAGCAGGATCAGTTGATATATCACACGAGAAATATGGTCTGCCAAGGAAATTAATCATTGCTATTATGAAAAAAGAAAGCGACTTAAATCCTCTAGCTAGAAGTAAAAATAGTAAAGGAGAAGTATTGGCAAGAGGACTGATGCAAGTATTTGCAAAGTGGCATATTGAAAAAATGAAAGGAATAACTTTAGAACAGTTATATCATGTTGATATTAATATAGATATAGGATGCCAAATATTTAGAGATTACTATGATGAAAGTGATGGGGATTTAACAGAAACATTTCATAAGTACTTATCTAAAAGAGCAAGCAAAGCCGACGCTAAAAAGTACATGGATGACATATTAAAATGGTGGGCAACTTTGGAAATGTATGAATATAATAAAGATTCAAATCCAAAATCTAAAGAACTAGAAACAGAGACGGAAGAAGAAAAACATTAACAATTTATCCAATTTGCTGATCTAAGACATTGACTAAATCTTGTGCGAATATACTTTTGATCATATACTTTTGTTTCCAATCTAAGTTTTTAACCTGTCCAAGTTCAACTACATACGTATCTGGTCCTCTATCATAAGTTATAATAACTCTACCACGAAACTTAGAGCCTCTTACATCAAATTGAATACTCTTATCACTAGATACATAATTCTTTGCACCCCATGATTGAAGTGCCCATTTGTCTATAGCATTTATTTGTTT